CGGTCAAGATAGTGGAAAAATCATTGGATTTTGTAACGGCAAAATCAAAGTGAAATTAGATTCCGGTGGTCAGGCATTCTTCCACCCAACTTGGGAAATGATTTACCTCAAAGGCAACGAAGTGTTAGCAGATTTTACAACTAAAACAACAGGAGAAAACCATGGCTAAAAAAGCAACCCGAATTAAAACCGACACCTTTGCAGTGAGTTATCAAACGCGCGATGAAGTGGAAACGGCAATCAAGGAGATCGGCGATTTAAACCGTGAATTAGAGCGTTTGGCAATCGAACAAAACGACAAATTAGCGGCCATTACCGAAGAATACGCGCCACTCATGAACGAAGTGAAAGAAAAGCTCGCACCAAAACAAGATGCGGTGCAAGCATGGTGTGAAAGCCGACGTGATGAACTCACCCAAAATGGCAAAACAAAAACTGGTTCATTTAATACAGGCGAAGTGCAATGGCGTCAACGCCCGCCAAGTGTGGGGATTCGAGGCGTAGACAGCGTGTTAGATAGTTTAAAAATGCGGGGGTTCACCCAGTTTATCCGCATCAAAGAAGAAATCAATAAAGAAGCCATGTTGAATGAACCGGACACTGCTGCCAGCGTGCCGGGCGTAACGATCAAAACAGGCGTGGAAGACTTTGTAATTACGCCGTTTGAGCAAGAGGTGGCGTGATGAAAGATACAACAGAGCTTGAACGGGCTTATCGCTTCTATCAACAAGCCAAACAAGATAAAGATGCGATTGCGTGCGGTTGTTTGAATGATGCTTATGAATGGATTTTTAACGAATTGAAAAAGCTGTTTGATAAGCAGGATTAAAACCTATTTAAACGCTCTTTAAATCCTGTTTTGAGGGGCGTTCATAATATGTTTTAACACAAAAATGAGGAGCTTAAATGCAAGAAACATCATTTAAAAAATTAAGTATAGAAGCAGCTGAATTAGAAAAAGCCGGAAACTATAAAGAAGCCGCAAAGCTATGGTTAAAAGCCTGCTTTGCTGCCGTGAAGGAGTGTAACGTAAATTGGTGTAATGCACGTCATCTTTTTTGCGTACGCATGGATATTAGACCGTTTACAGGAGAATGATGATGAAAACAATGAATTTGGATGATGTGATGCGCGAAGTTGCGGCAGTTATCACCAATTTTGAATTGGTGCAGGATTTCGTACTGGATGGTGATATGGAAACAGCCAAAGCACTTTATAAAGCGACATTAGAACAAGCTAAAAAGTTTGGTTATCGCTTAGCAACGCAAGAAATCAATCAAGAGTGCGGTGCAGTTTTTAACTCAAATTACTAAGGAACTTGAAATGCAAAGCGATAAAGACAAGCTACTCAGAAAAATCAAAAAACTGTTGGCGTTGAGTAAGTCAACCAATCCACACGAAGCGGCAAGCGCACTGGCAATGGCGCAAAAACTAATGACGGAGAATCAGCTTAATCAGTCACAAGTTGAATTTAGCCAAACCCACTCTAAGCAGAAAACTGCCATGAAATCCGCCAGATATGTACACATGCTGATTTCTGTGGTTACAAAGGCGTTTGGAGTTGAAGGCTATTTATCTAACGCTTATCCGGGCAACGATTACGGCGAAAACAAAATGCACGTTGTATTTTACGGCGCAGAAGAACGCCCTGAAATCGCGTCTTACTGTTTTGATGTGCTATATCGCCGATTACAAGCAGCGCGCAAAGCGTTTTTAGACACCCAAAGCAAACGTCTAAAACGTAGCACGCTGATTGCTCGGGGAGATTCTTTTTGTGAAGGTTGGGTTGTCGGCGTGAATCAGAACGTTAAACGGTTTGCAATGACACCGGAAGAAAAGCAAAAAATGGAAACTTACAAAGCAGAAGCGTTCAAGGAAGATAAATGGAGCGAAACCAAAATACGTGAGAAAGGAAACTCTAAAGACTACGGTTTGGCGCAAAGTGAAGGCTATAAACAAGGAAAAGAAGTTACGCTGAATCACGGTGTAAATGGAAAAGAGACGGTTAAGTTGGGGGTGAGAAAATGAGTAAAAACAATGGTTGGATTAAGTGTTCGGAGAGATTGCCGGATACATTTACAGGTTTTGATCTTTTAGTTCGTTCGTCGCCTGTTTTGGTTTATGGCAAATATACCTCTGGCGAAAAAAACAAAATTTTCGGCGCGCAAATATTTGGTAATAAGTGGTATAGCGCAGACGGCGAATGTGGGGAAATTACTCATTGGCAACCATTTCCACAACCACCGGAGGAATAAATTATGGTTTGTGAATATCAATATCATGCGTTTTTACCTGGTGCTGAGCCAACAAGAGAAAGTGTTCTGCACGTAATAATACGGGAAATGTTTGGGAAATATAAATACTCCGAAGAGATATCTCTATCAAATGCGGCCGAAATTATTGTTGGTAAAAACGCCTTTGAATGGGGTTTAAAGGATGGAGAAGAGGTTTGTATTTTAATCAGAAAAAAAGACAATCCTGAAGCAATCGAATTGTTTAAGGTCTCTGTTGGGATGTTAATAGAAACTACAGCGCACCGTATGAATTACTAAAACCCATTTACAGCCCATTTCTCCCCTAACCCCTCTTTGCAAAAGAGGGGGATTTAAGTGGGCTGAATAATGTGTTTTACAGGAGAAAAGAATGCGATTAACCAAAGAAAAGGCGATTCAGCTGATTCACATTGCCAAGCAACAGCTACGCATGGATGAATTAAGTTATCGGATGTTGCTGAATGAGTTAACCGGCAAAAACAGCACCAAACAAATGACTATAATGCAATTGATTAAAGTTTTAGAAGCTATGGAAAATAAAGGCTTTAAAAAGACCACAAAACGCCATCATTCGCCGACCACTGAAAAAGCCAAAGTGAATAGCAATATTGCCCACAAAATCCGTGCCATTTGGATTGAAATGGGCAAACAAGGCATGTTGCGCGACGGCTCAGAACGCGCATTAAATGCGTGGGTACGCGGTGTAGTGAACCCAATTTATCAAAAGCGCGGTCAGAATATTCAAATTTTGAACGTAGGTGCGCTGGATAATCAAATGGCGTCATTAGTGTTGGAAATGCTGAAACGTTGGCAAGCAAGGGGGAATGTATGAAATTATGCCGTTGCCCAGTGTGTCATTCAGACATAAACCTAGACCAACTGCTAGAAGATGATGCAGGGCGTGAGCTGTTAAGCATCATCACAGAATTAAAATACGGTGTAGCACGCCCGTTAGTCAGCTATATCGCACTGTTTCGCCCTGAAAAATCTGCCTTGAGCAATACAAGGGCGGTGAAACTTATGCGTGATGTATTAGATCAGTTCCCGCCATCACAACTTTTAGCCCACTCTTTGAGTGAAACAGTTAGTGCGGTGCAAAAGAAACGCCGGGAAAGCAAAAATCTTGCCCCGTTAAGTAATCACAGCTATTTAAAACAAGTGATAGAAACTAACAAGCCACTATTTGTCGGCATTGGTGCGACAAAAACGAATAATGAAGATTGGAAACCCGAAGCCAAGCCGATAGATGACATGGAAAACACCATTTTATACATCGAACGCTTTTACCTCTTAGGACAACCCATTGAACATCTGCCGGGTTATAAAGTGTGGAAAAAGTGGAAAGAACAACAAAAAGGAGCGAAATAATGAGTACAGAAACCGATATTTTTGATGAAAAAGCCCCTGAGATTTTGGCAGATTTAGCCAAACACATTGAAACGCAGTTGCTTGCTAAAGTGAAGCCAACCACCGAATTCAACGCAGAACTGGCAAAACAAATTGGTATTGAAGTTGCCGGGCATATTGCGCAAATGTGGGGCGGTGAAGTAATTTACATCCCACGTAACCTGATTTTGTTGTTAAGCGAACGTGACCGCAAGATTTTCAATGAATTCAACGGCACAAACCACCGCGAACTGGCACGCAAATACAACGTATCCATGCAGTGGATTTATCAAATTGTGAAGCGTGTCACAAAAGAAGAAATCGCCCGACGGCAGTTTGATATGTTTGGGGAGAAATAACCGCTAAAAGTGAGAAAACGTCCGAAAGGGCGTTTTTTTGTGGACGGGATTTTTATATCATAAAATTCCCACTTCACAATCTAAGGATAAATTTATGCTTGACGAAGATATATTAAACATAGCAAGAAAAGCATGGAGAAAAAGAGACTACAATGCCGCACGGGATTTCTATCAACAAGTGGCGTATAGTTACAACAACTTTACTGAGCCGGAAAAAGAAGCTTTCACGAAAGAAGTGTCGATTTTTGCCGGTGAAGACCCTATGTATCAGGAAATTTTAAAGCTAGTTATAAGTCAAATTATGTTAGAGAAGGAGCCTTTATTACAAAGTAAACTCACTAATATAGTTAAACAGGATCACGGTGAGAGAGGTGCGGAATTGTTACGTTATGTACTTTATTATGCGGATTATCGTGGAGAGATTATAAGGAAGAAAGCGGGACGTAGCTATATTTTAGAGCTTCCAAAAACGCTTTCTTTTGTAGAAAACACATCAAAATCTGAACCAATTGAGAATTCAGAGGAGCCATTGTCAATTATTCAAGCTTTAAAAACTGGTATTAACAAAGCTAAAAATGAACCAACCAAGCCTAGTGATATAATTGGACTTATCATATTCCTAGCAATTATCTGGGGCGTATATAAGATCTTTTCGTAACGACTATCTTTAAATCACTTTAAAATCAATAAAACTCTATCCGTTTTAAACTCCTTTTAAGTTCACTTAGAAGGAGTTTTTTATGTCTTTATCCCTACCCATCACCAAAATTGTGATCCACTGCTCTGCCACAAAAAACGGCAAATCATTACGCACGGCAACACAAACCGCCGCGCAACGTATCGACGAATGGCATAAACAGCGCGGTTTCAAGCGTAGCCCTGTACTAGCCAAACAATTCAACCCACACCTGCAACACCTCGGTTATCACTACGTCATTGATACAGACGGCACGGTTGAAACAGGCCGAATGGTTGGCGAAATTGGTGCGCATGTGAAAGGTCATAATCAATATTCGGTCGGCATTTGCCTTGTGGGTGGTATTGACGCAAGCGGTAAAAACTACGGCGAATACACCGAAAAACAATGGATTGCACTGCACAAATTATTGCAAAAACTGGAAAGCGAATATCCCAGTGCAAACATTTGTGGACATCGTGATTTAAGCCCTGACATCAACGGTGACGGCACAATTACGCCAAATGAATGGATTAAGGACTGCCCGTGTTTCGATGTGTGGACGTGGTTGGATTCAGACGAAGTTGTCAATTTCAATCATCTATATTTGGGGTAAGTCATGAGCAAACGCGTAAAAAACACTACCGCACCTAAAGGTTGGGGATACTACAAAGCCCCTCGTTGCAAACCGAGCAACAACGCAAAGCGCAACCGCGCAATCAATGGCGGTACAACCGCCGCACAAAGTTTTTACTTATATTGGAGTTACTAATGTTTTCACAGCTTATCACTAACGCCGATGGTCGCCTGTCGACTACGGCATTTATCCAGTTCTTTGGAGCACTTCTTATGGCGGGGATTTTGGTGTTTTGCGTGTGGCTAAATCGCTCCTACGTACCTGAATTATTCACGACATTCGCCCTCTTTTGTGGCGGTGGTGCGGCAACCAAAGGATTTGCTACTGCAATGCAAAACCGCAAACAAGGAGAGCGGGATGATTAATCTTTATGTTATCGGCGCAGTACTTGCCCTTGTGGTAGG